AATGAAGAAGAAACTTGGGGTAAAAGCTATCGCAGGTAAAGATATAGACCATAAAGACAAGAACCCTAAAAACAATTCTAGAAGTAATCTTAGAGTTCGTTCTAAATCATCTAACAGAGCAGACAATAGATAATGTGGTTTAATCTTTTATCTATGGGTATCAAAGCAGGTACTCACATCTACAAAAACAAACAGCAAACTAAAATGCTTATGTCAGATGCACAAATGCGAAATGCAAGTGCAATGGCAAAAGGTGAGATGGAATACAAAGGAAAACTTTTAGAAGCTAATTCTAATGGTTGGAAAGATGAGTTCGTTTTAATTTTAGTAAGTAGTCCTGTGATGTTGCTAATTTGGAGCATCTTCAGTGAAGACCCAGAAATTATGATTAAGGTTGATAGATTTTTTGATTTATTCAACAACATGCCATTTTGGTATCAAGCATTATTCATAGGTGTTGTTTCAGCAATTTATGGACTTAAAGGTGCTGACATTATGAAGAAGAAGTAATGGCTAAACAAAAATTTGATACCTTTATTCTAAGAGATAAACCACCTAAGCGAAAAGGTATTCACAAGAAAAGTTTATCAAAAGGAGAAAAGTTAAATAAAAATTCAACTAATTACAAAGGACAAGGCAGATGAAATATATCGCATTATTTATTTATCACTACTCTAGTAAGTTAAATACTTGGTCATGGCAAAAACTATACGGAAACAAAAAGACAGGCTTAGGCTACAAAACTAAAGTCAACAAATAATCTCATCTTTTTTAAAAGAGAGATGACTAATTTAAAATCAATGGTTGCCAGTTACGACTGATAACTTCCTGAAGAAAGTAAGATTAGGGGTTAAATCAATAATAACAATAACAGAGGAGACATTAATATGTCAAACGCAGTAACTTCGAGACTAGGTCTCGTAAACAACTCTGGAACTGGTTACAATGATTTATTTCTCAAGGTTTTTAGTGGTGAGGTACTTGCTACTTTTGGGAGAGAAAATCAAATGATGGGTATGACTACTGTTAGAACTATAAGTTCAGGTAAGTCAGCTCAATTTCCAGTTACAGGAACAATCGCTAGTGGTTATCACACAGTTGGTAATGAAATCGTTGGAACGCAAGTTTTACACAACGAAAAAATCATCAACATTGATGATATGCTATTAGCACATGCATTTCTTGCAGAAATAGATGAATTGAAAAATCATTATGATGTTCGTTCAATCTATTCAAAAGAGATGGGTCAAGCATTAGCTAAAAAAGTTGACCAACATTTACTACAGTTAGTTGTACTTGCATCAGCAGGTTCAGCAAATGTTACAGGTGGTAATGGTGGTTCAAACGTAATTGATGCTGACTGTAAAACAAACGCAACTTCTATGGTTGCTTCTATTTTTGAAGCTGTTCAAGCTTTAGATGAAAAAGATGTACCAACATCTGATAGATATTGTGTAGTAACACCAGATATTTACTACCAATTATCAAACATAGATAAACTTGTATCTAGAGACTTTTCTTCAAACAATGGAGATTTCTCAAAAGGTCAAGTTCTTATGGTAGGTGGAGTTAGAATAGTTAAATCTAACACTGCTGTAACTGCTTTCACTGACCAATCGTCAGCGATTTCAGGAACTAACAACACATACAATGTTGATGCTCAACATGTGGGTGCTGTAGTTTTCCATAAAAGTGCAATCGGAACAGTAAAACTAAAAGATTTAGTTTTAGAAAATACTTATGATGCAAGAAGACTTGGCAATCTTATGACTGCTAGACTTGCTTTGGGTCATGGTATTTTAAGACCAGAAAGTGCAGTAAGAATTATAGCTCAATAGTTATAACAAAATCATAGGCGTAGAGATTAACACAGACAATCTACGCCTGTGTTTAAATACATGAAATACATAAAAGAATTTTTAAAAAACATTAATAGAAAAATTGATAGTTTTTTTGACAACCTATATCCATAATGACAATAACAACAAGAACGACTGAACTAGAAGCAGTCAATACAATTTTAAGTACTATTGGAGAAGCTCCATTATCAACCTTAACAGGGTCTTTACCTGTAGATGGTACAACAGCTAAAAATATTTTAAATGAAATAAGTAGAGAAGTTCAATCAGCAGGTTGGCATTTCAATACTCAATACAAAGTAGATTTAAGTAGAGACAGTAACAACAAAGTTCCAGTAGGTACAGACGTTGTTAGAGTAGAGTTAAATAATAAATATGATAAATCTTCTTATGATGTTGTGCAAAGAGGTAACTACCTTTTTAATCTAGCAAAAAATTCAAGTGTATTTACACAAGATTTTACAGAGAATACTTTAATTTATCTTTTACAATTTGAAGACTTACCTGAACAAGCAAGACGATATATTACAATTAGAAGTGCTAGAGTTTTCCATGACAGAACTTTAGGTGCAACTACATTACATAAATTTTCTTCTGAAGATGAAGCAAGAAGTTTGTCAGTTATGAAACAAGCTGAAACTGCTACAGGAGATAATACAATTTTTGATAACGACTTACAAAAATACATAATTAATAGATAATGCCATTAATCAGTAGAACCATACCTAATTTGGTTCAAGGGGTTTCACAGCAACCAGAAATCCTAAGACTAAATAGTCAGGCTACATCACAAGTAAATGGTTTTAGTTCTGTAGTAGAAGGTTTAAAGAAAAGGCCACCTACTAATTATTTAGCAACAATATCTACATCAGCATTAAACAATGCTTACATTCATACAATTAATAGAGATGTTAATGAAAGATATATTATTGTTATCACTAATGGAGCAATCCAAGTTAAAACAATAGCAGGTGTATCTAAATCAGTTGTGATGCAAACAAACGCATCTAACTATTTAACATCAACTGACCCAAGAGCTGATTTCGTTGCTGTAACTGTTGCTGATTATACCTATATATTAAACAAGACTAAAGTTAGTGCTATGGCCTCAACTACAAGCACAGCTAAAGTAGAACAAGCAATTTATTCAGTATTACAAGGAGTTAATAGTACTAAGTATTCTATAACTATAGATGGAAGTACTTTCTCATTCACAAGTTCAAACACTGATACAGAAGCTATTAGAAATGGCTTAAAATCAGCATGTGGAACTATAGGTAGTATTACATTTGCAGATGTAGGTACTTCAAGTTTTTCAATAATTAAATCATCTGGCACACTTACAGTAACAGCTAGTGATGGATATGGAGATGACGCTTCACAAGTAGTTGTTTCTAAAGTTCAAAATTTTTCCGATTTGCCTAGTCCTGCAATTAACAACATGGTTGTAGAAATTACAGGAGACGCATCAAACTCATTTGATAACTACTATGTAAAATATAGTAGCTCAGATGACGTTTGGGAAGAAACAGTAGCACCTTCAACTAAAACAACTATTGATAAAGATTTGATGCCACATGTTTTAATAAGAACAGCAGATGGTAATTTTAGATTTACACAAGTTGATGGAACTACATATACTATTTCAAGTACAGATTATTCAGTACCTAGTTGGGGCAATAGAGTAGTTGGAGATGAAGACAGTTCTCCTGACCCAAGTTTTATAGGTAAGAAGATAAATGATATTTTCTTTCATAGGAATAGATTAGGTTTTATTGCTGATGAAAATGTTATCATGTCTAGAAGTGGAGAGTTTTTTCATTTCTTTCCTGAAACAGTTACAGATGCTTTAGATACAGACCCAGTAGATGTAGCTTCAACTGCAAAAAAAGTTTCTATATTAAGACATGCAATTTCTTTTGATGAAGATTTATTATTATTTTCTGACCAAACACAATTCATGCTTACAGGTGGAACTACTTTAACAGCAGGAAATGTTTCAATTAATACTTCAACTGAATATGAAAATTCAACTGCTTGTAAACCAATAGGTGCAGGTAGTAATGTATTCTTTCCTTTTAACAAAGGTAGCTATACAGGAATTAGAGAATTTTATGTTAAAGACGATACTGGAACTAAACAAGCAGATGATACGTCAGCGAATATACCAAAATATATTCCATCAGGAGTTTTTAAATTAGCTTCAGCAACAAATGAAAATATCTTAATTGCATTATCTTCAAATACTGCAGACCAAAATACTTTGTTTGTTTATCAATATTATTTACAAGATGGTAGAAGACTACAAAGTGCATGGCACAAATGGACTTTCGGAACATCAAGTACAGATAAGATTTTAAATATAGATTTTATTGAAAACACTTTATACATAGTCAATCAAAGAGGGACTGATGTATTTTTAGAAAGTTTAGATATATCTCCTGCAGTAGTAGATGCTTCTGCAACTTATTTAACTTATCTAGACAGAAAAATTCAAGACGATAGCACAGGTGTTTCTTCAGCTTACAATGCAGGGACAAATAAAACTACATTCACTATTCCTTATACAATAACTAATACAATGAAAGTTGTTGGTAGAGTTGGTGGTAGTAATACTGCAGGACAGGAAATAGCTATAGTATCACAAACTGGTACATCTATTATTGTATCAGGAGACTTAACTAGTTCTAATTTATGGATTGGTGAACAATATGAATTTTCATTTCAATTTTCACAACAATTTATTCAAATAGCAGACAGTGGTGGTTCTAGAATTTCAGTAAGAGAAGGTAGATTACAGATAAGAAACTGGAATGTTTCCTACAATGATACTGGTTATTTTACTACAGAAGTAGTGCCAGTAGGTAGAAGTACATCAACCACATCATTCACTGGAACAACAACAGGTACAGGTGCTTTAGGTATAGTTAATTTATCTGATGGAGATTACACTTTTGCAGTTCAATCAGAGAACGACAAACTTACTATAACTTTAAAAAATAATAGCCACTTACCTTCAAACTTTATTAACGCAAACTGGCAAGGCTATTATGTTACAGCATCATCAAGGGAATAATCATTTTAGATTATCGACACTTGAAGACATTAAATATTTAGCACCAAGATTAAGACAATCAGATAAAGAAGAAATATTAGCTTCAGTAGGTTTAACACCATACGAAGCATTGATGATTGGCTACCTTGAAAATGTGATAGTTTTTACGATTGTTAATTCAGAAAATAAACCAGTAGCAATATTTGGAATTAATGATGTAGGAAATAATGTTGGAGCAATATGGTTATTAGCAACCGACAAATTAAAAGATATTCAATATTCGTTTTTAAGAGAAAATAAAAAAGTAATTGATTTCTTAAATACTAAATACAAAATTTTATGGAACTTTGTGGATTGTAGAAATTCACTACACATCAGATGGTTAAAGTGGTGTGGTTTCAAATTTATTAACAAACAAAACTATGGAGTTTTAAATAAACCTTTTTACGAATTTATAAGAATTAATAATGTGTAGTCCAACAATCGCCTTAACAGTTGCAAGTGTAGCAAGTGCAGGTTTACAATATAAAGCAGGGAAGCAACAACAAAAAGACGAATACGATAGACAGCAAAGACAAAATGCTATGGCAAAGAAAAATGCTAACATGCGTTATGCTTCGGCAACTCTAAAAATTAGACAAGAATTAGAAAAATCAGCACAAGCAGATTACAGTGGAACTTTAAAAGCAAGAAAAGCTAGAGCAACTTATATTGCAGGTGCAGGAGATGCAGGTGGATTAGCAATATCTGGTTCAACAAATGCATTATTAGCAAATTACTACAGAACTGAAGGTAATTATA